CTGTGCTCACTCTGGCTGAACCCGGCGCTTTGCGGCTCCCCGGTTTACAGAAGGGGAGCGAAAAGCAGGAGAGAGAAAAAGAACAATTACGATTCAATCGTCTCCTTTGGGCGGTGGGGCTATGACGCAAAAGCGGCAGCAGAGCTGCCGCACTCCAAAGGTTAGCGGCCGGCGGTGGCGGCGTGAGTGGACGCGGCGCGGGGTGGCCGGCGCGGCGGAGCGGAAGCGGACTGGAGGTCGCGAGCTTCCGCCAGGGGAAGAAGCGGAATGGTGTGAATGCTGGCGATAGCTCCTCCCTGTGAGAAGGCCACGGAAATGGTTGCGGGAGAAATGTCATCGGGAAATTCAGAGATGACTAGCACATCGAAGGGGCCGAGCGCGAAGAAGGAGGATTGGAGCTTGCCGCCGAGCTTTTCGATGGGGTCGCGGATGGCTTCAAAACGATCAAGGGGATCGTGAAGAAGACGATTACGGGCGTCTGTGGTGTAACTGACTTGATGGCAAAAGAAGGACATCAGTCGCCACTTTCTTGGGCGGGCGCAACACTTCAAAAGTGAACCCTGGGGAAGAGGATGTCAAGCGAAGGTTCGATGAATTTTTTGAGCGGGCAGAAGAAATTTCTTGAGGGCAAATTCCCGATTTGGAACTGAGGAAAACGGAAGCGCAGTAGGGAAAATATTTTGGGGAGTTACCAAGATTTCCCTTGACAATACTTGAATAAATGGTATGCTATGCAGCGTAGAGAAGTGTCGCTGGCCTCGGCTGATTGCCGGGGCTTTTTTGTTTTTGGGGGAAGAAAAAGCTTTAACACAGCGGGCACAGAGGTCTCACAGAACTCACAAAGATTGGGAGAAGAGGGATAAAGAGATTTGTTTTATTGGGATTGGCGGCGATCGGTTGATCGGGTAATGGGGCTGAACGCGCGAACGTGAGAGCCCGCCTGAGGCGGCCAGGCTTCGCTGTTGCATTCTAAATGGGGACGAGGCCCGCATCGGTTGGGAAATACAGACCAAGAAGGCGGCGTAAAGCCTGTCTGCCGCAGCCAGGCCGCCCCTAGACGACAAGAGAAGACAACAGATGAAGAGGTGCTGGGCGTATCAGGCGATTACGGGGGGCCGGAGCGCTTGGGTGCCGTGTGTCCGCGAGGCGGAAGAGGGGTCGCGATTTTGTTCGAGGCATGCGCGGGCGATTGAGGGGGCGGTCTTGGGGGCGCTGATCCATGCGGAGGCGAGGAATGAGGCGGTGACGATGTACGAGGATTTGGCGCCGTGGAATCAGCGGGGAAGAAAGAAGCGGGGGTAGCCAAATGGGGGCGGTGCTGAGATGCGGGATTCGTACTTTCCGGACACTGAATGGTCCGCTGTCCGGGAAGGCGCACGTGAGGGGCGGATACTCACGGGGCATGGGGGCGCGCAAGCGTGATGGCCGGGCGAAAACGCGATCGCTGGAGCCAGGTGCTGGATCTGACGACGGAAGCGGAACGACCGCTGGCGGGAGTGCGCGTACCTCCGACGCACCCCCCGCGGCCCGTGAGACGTCCGGTGGTTCGGCAGATGGCGGCGGCAACGAAACGAAGCGCGCTCCCAATAATAATTTGCAGATGGTGCTTCGGCGGAAGTGCGCCGAGGCAGATTTGCAGCCGATAGAGGCGCTGCCGGAAAACGGGGTGCAGTTTGTGAAGGCGGTCGACGCCCGGGTGCAGATGGTGGCGGTGGGATGTGCGCTGCTGCTGGATGAGGACGCGAAGGTGAGGCAGCGGGTGTTCGAGCAGTTGGTGGAGTTGGCGTACGGGAAGAATTCGCGGGTGGTGGAAGAAGAGCTGCCGCGGAAGATCAGTTGGAATGTTCCCCGGTAGGGGACGAGGAGGCAGAGATGACGAATGCGAAGGCGGTGTTTATTGGTGAAATCGCGCAGATTGCGGGAGTGGCGTCGGTGGTAGGTGGAGTGGTGCTGAGTTTGCGGCATTGGCCGGCCGCGGCGGCGTTGATTGGCGGATTGGCAGCGTATTTTGTGGGGAAGAAGTTGAGGGGAGTTTGAGGGAGAAGAAAAGAAAAAGATAACGCAGAGACGCCGAGTGCGCTGAGGGTGCGCAGAGAAGAGTAACCCCACAGCACGGCCAGGAATGGCTGTGCCACAGGCGTGCGGAACATGATTTGGGATGCGAATGAGTGAAGCGGCGGGGGCGATCGAGCAGCAGGAAGAAGGGAAAGGGGAGAATCGGCGAAAGCTGTGGAAGAAGTACTACGAGGCGTATCCGCGGCAGGAGGAGTTTCACCAGTCGAAGAAGAAGTATCGGTTGTTTGGCGGAGCGGCGGGACCAGGGAAGACGAAGGCGCTGCTGTGGGAAGCAATTAAGAAGGCGGAGGACCACGACGGCTGCGACACGCTGCTGTTGCGGCGAACGTTTCCAGAGCTGGAGAGTTCGCTGCTGGCCCAGTTCCGGAGGGATGTGCCGCGGTCGGCGTACCGGAGTTACAACGAAGCGAAGCACGTGGTGACTTGGCTGAATGGGTCGACGACGCGGTTCGGGTACTGCCGAAATGAGAACGATGTCTATCAGTATCAGGGCGCAGAGTTTTTGTTCATTGGGATTGATGAGCTGACGCATTTCACATTGAAGCAATGGCAGTTTCTGACTTCGCGGAATCGGTGCCCGATTCCGGGAACGAGTCCTTGCATGGCTGGGGCGACGAATCCGGGGAATATTGGGCATGCGTGGGTGAAGGCGCTTTGGGTGGACAAGGTGGCGCCGGCGGGATTTGAGCGGCCGGAGCTTTACGACGCGAGCGAGTATGACTTTGTGCGGGCGCGGATTGAGGACAATCCGATCTACGCAAATGACGTGAATTATAAGAAGACACTGGCGGCGCTGCCGGATCGATTGAGGAGGGCATTCCTGGAAGGGGATTGGAGCGTTCTGGAGGGGCAGTATTTTGATTTGTTCGAGATTGGACGGCACACGGCGCGGACGGAGGCGTTGCGGCTGGAGGAGTGGGCGCCGCGGTGGATTTCGATTGACTGGGGATTTAAGCATCCTAGCGCGGTGTATTGGCATGGGGCAGCGACCGGCGACCGGCAGCCTGTAGCCTCAGAGAAGAGAAGAATTAACGCAGAGTTCGCTGAGAGCGCTGAGTGCGCTGAGAAGACGGGACGGATCCTGACGTACCGCGAGTTTGTTCAGAGCAGTTTGTCGCCGCGAATGTTGGGACAGGCGATCGTTGAGAAGACGCAGCGCGAGAGGATCCGCGAGATTTATTTGTCGCCGGATGCGTTTGCGCGGCGGACGAGCGAGGCTTCGATTGCGGAGCAGTTGGGCGACGTGCTCGAGCAAAACGGTTTGCCGCGGCCGATGCCGGCGAATGACGACCGGATCGGCGGATGGCAGTTGATGTACCAGTTGCTGGAGCGTGACGCGTGGATGATCGCCGAAAATTGCCCGCGGCTGATTGAGTGTTTGCCGCTGCTGGTGCGGGACGACCGGCGCGTGGAGGATGTGCGGAAAATGGAAGGCGATGACGCGGCGGATGCAGCGCGTTATGGACTGGTTCCCGGCGTGAGATATGCCGGTGTTGGGGCATCCGCTGTAGGCGGACCCGGGGCGGGGCAAGCTCCGCCCGAATTTGGGAATGGAACGGCGCGATTTGTGCCGGGGATTCCAGTGGACGTGCAGATCGAGCGGCAGATCACGGCGGAGGATCCGACTTCGCGGGCGATCCATCAGCAGAGGTTGCAGGCGGAGGCGAAGAGGCAGTTGGGGCCGCAGAAGTTTGGGAGAAGGAAGAAATGGTAAGGGATTGTGTAACAGGGAGCGAGTTTGTCGGGGAGGGAACCTAGGAGTAGCGTAGAGTGTCCAATAGACAGAGGGATGATGAGGCCGAGGCGCATCTCGAATGAATGGCTGATGGGCGCGGCGGTGGGCGCGTATTTGGTGTTGTCTTTTGTCCTGACTTTTTGGGAGTCAGCGTTTATTCATTCCTATTGTGCGAATACTTCGTACGGATTCCTGGGGACGCGGCGCGCATCGCTGGGCAACTTGGTGATGCTGTGCCCGGAGCCGTCGTGGGAATTCTCGACTGGTTGCAGCTGCGGCTCTTGCAGCCGGACGGGAAATTGGTGAGTGCTAGGGCCGTGAGATCGGCGCTGTGGATGAATTTTCTTGGGGTTGCGAGCCTCCTGCTAGCTGTGTCCGATAATTTTGGACCAGATTGGCGCACTAGTTTCCTCCGGGCACCGGCATTGGCGGGAATTGCTTTCCTGCCGGTAGGGGTATTGTTGTCGATTGGGAATGTCGTTGCAGGTTACGTGCAAAAATTAAGAGATAACGAGAGATTGAAGTCTCCTCCCAGCTTGAATTAGGCAAGCCGAAGTAGGCACTGATCGAATGGCCCGCATCGCAGTGGTCTGAGCATTCACTTAACAAATCACGAGGGATAGGCGAAGGCGGATGCTTGCGGATGGTGCCGAATTATGATTGAGCTGCTGAAGAGGGCGTTTACAACGAGGTATGTGGGGATGCTGGAGGGGGAAGTGGCACGGCTGCGGATGGAGAATCGGGCGCTGATGAATTCGCTGCTGGGGACGGCGGGGTTTCCGCCGGTGGAGTTTGCGGAGGCGGTGAAACCGGTGGAGTTGCCGAGGATGAGACGGAGATCGTGGCAGCAGATTCAGAGGAAGAATGAGAGTGAGGCCGCGAAGGCGATTGGCGGGGAGTGAGCGGAAAAAAGATTTAACACAGAGGGCACAGAGGAAGAGCACAGAGGTCGCGGAGAAGAAATGATTAGCAACGGCATAGAGAGCGCGATGACGGGTTGGGAGCCGGGGATGACGGCGCCTGCGGATGGGAATTCGTCGGGAGATGTGTCGAAGCATGGCGCGAGTCTAGGGGCGAATTTTGAGTTGTTGGAGGAGTTGCGGCCGGAACTGGTGAATGCGTTGCGCGAGCTGGTACGGCAGTACCGGCAGGAGGGCGTGACGGCGCGTCGGCATGAGATTCGGCGGATTCGGCAGGCTCGGCTTTTTTGGCAGGGGTTGCAGTATGCGTGGTGGAATCCGAATGACATGAATTGGCATTTGCCGTTTGAGCAGAAGTTCAATGATGACCGGGCGCTGGAGGAGATGCCGCGCTACCAGTTTGTAACGAATTTTTATCAGGGATTCGGGCTTTCGTTTGTGGCGGTGCTTTCGCAGGATGTGCCGAGCGTTAGGTTTTATCCGCAGTCGGCGCAATCGCTGGTGGATATTGCGGCGGCGAAGGCGGCGAGCGACGTGGCGGAACTGGTGGAGCGGAATAATCATGTGGAGCATCTGCTGACTTCGATTGGGTATTTTTTGTGGACGGATGGGAAGCTGGGCGCGTATGTGCGGTATGTGGCGGATGGGCAGCGGTTTGGGTTTCGTGAGCAGGAGATCGTGGCGGGGGTGGAGATTTCGCTGGGGGAGGATGTTTGGAAGTGCTCGAGTTGCGGATTGGAGAGCCCGGTTGAAAGCGATCAGATAGCAGATAACAGCGATCAGGAAACTGGAAATGACGGTGAGTCCTTGCCTGGGTCCCTCCGCTCCGGCCAGCAAACGGCGCTGGCCTCCGGTCGGGATGACAGTTATGGAGATGGGCGCATCAGCAGAGATGAGGTCCTTCGGGGCGCAAACGGCGCGCCCCTCAGGATGACAAATTTTGGGAACGCGGGCCGGCCCTTCGTGACTCAGGGTAAATAAGAAGCCGGCGCTACTGGGGTGTGTCCGGGATGCGGGGCGGAACTTGGGCAGGAGGATTTGCGGAAGGCGGAACGGGTGACGGTGCCGCGGGTGGTGGAGACGCGGCGGGTGGCGAATGGGCAGGAGGTGATTTCGATTGCGGGCGGGCTGGAATTGAATACGCCGGTGTGGGCGAATGAGATGCATGAGTTTCCGTATTTGCAGTGGCAGACGGAAGTGCATCGCGCGAAGTTGAAGGCGGCGTATCCGCAAGCGGCGAACAAGATTGAGACGACGCCTTCGCAGGGCGCGGAGGATGTGTACGCGCGCGTTTCACGGATCAGCGTGGAGCAGGGGCTGCCGTCGATTCATCCCGGCGATGCGCTGATGAATCTGATTACGTTTGACCGGACGTGGCTGCGGCCATGGGCGTTTTATTCAGTGGAAGACCAAGATGTGCGGCGGGAGTTGCTGGCGCTGTTTCCGGATGGATGCTACGTGGCGTTTGCCGGCGACGCATATTGCGAAGCGCGGAATGAAAGCATGGACGATCACTGGCGAGTGCTGCATGCCTTGCCGGGAGACGGGCAGAACCGTCCGAGCGTGGGCGACTCGCTGGTACAAGTGCAGGAGCGGTACAACGTGCTGAGCAATATGCAGGCGGAGACGTATGAGTATGGGATTCCGCCGATTTATGCGGATCCGCAGGTTTTGGATTTTGACGCGTTGGCGAATCAGGTGGCGGAGCCGGCGGCACATTTTCCGGCGCGGGCGCGGCCGGGGCAGCCATTGGCCGCGGGATTTTTTCAACCGGCGCCGGCGCAGATGCCTCCGGACATGATTCGTCATCAGCAGGATTTGATCGGGCCGGTGGCGCAATTTTTGACTGGACTGTTTCCCGCGGTCTTTGGAGGAAACATGGAGGACGTGAAGACGGCGAGCGGGTATGCGTTGGCGCGTGACCAGGCGCTGGGACGGCTGGGATTGGTGTGGCGGCGGCTGAAGCAGTTTTATGGCGAGGTGATGCTGCTCGGTGTGGAATCGTTTCGGAAGAACCGGCCGGAGGATGTGGACGTGCCGCTGTTGGGTCCGGACGGGATGCTGGACGCGCGGATGATTCGCGTGGCGGATTTGAAGGGGAACATTGCTGTGCATCCGGAGGCGGATGAGACGTTCCCGCGCTTGAAGTCGCAGCAGCGCGGGGTGTTGCAGCAGTTGTTTGGGTTGAAGGATCCGTTGATTCAGGAGGCGATGGCCGATCCGGCGAATATCGGGTACATCAAGAATGTGCTGGGGCTGACGGAGTTGGTGGTGCCGGGCGAAGATTCGAGGAATAAGCAGTTGCGGGAGATACAGGCGTTGCTGGGAGCGGCGCCGATCGTGGTGCAGGTGCCTGCTGCAGGCAATCAGATAACAGCGAGCAGCGATCAGGAGGCTGGCGGCGCGCACACCGTTGTGCTGCCATCGGTGGCGGTGGATTTGTTGCTGGACAACCACGCTGTGGAGTTTGAGGAGTGCAAGCGGTGGGCGAATGCGGAGGCCGGGCAGAGCGCGCGGATGACGAATCCGGCGGGATTTGCGAATGTTCGGGCACATGCGGAGGCGCACTTGCGGGCGATGGGGACGGCGAAGTGAGTGGTGATTGGTGACTAGTGACTGGTGAAAGAGTTTAGAGGCGGGCGTAGCGATGCTGCGCTCCTTTTTTTGTGGAGTGTGAAGAGATGAGAGGGAATGAGTCGTTGATGATTCAGGATGCTGGTGGAAATGCGGTGCCGGAGATTTTTGCGCTGACTGATGAGCAGATTTTAGGGATGGAGGCAGAGGGACAGGAAGCCGAGAATGGATCGACGAGTCAGGCGCAGATTAATGATCGAGGTGATGCCGCGAAAGGCCTCACCCCTGAAGGGGTGAGCTACAGGGATGGGGCGAGTGGTAGGGATGGGAAAAGCGCACAGCCAGGAATGGCTGTGCCACGAGAGTCGGCACAGGAGCCGCCGGGGTGGTTGGCGCGGGAAATGAAGGATCCGTGGGTGGGGGAAGAGGCGCGGGAGTTTTGGGAGGGCGTGCAGAGGGCGCAGCGGGAGGCGGCGGCTTATCGGGAGGCGTTTGCTACGCCCGAGGATGCGCGGGCGTTGAAGGAAATTTATCCGGGCGGAGTGGCGGAGGCGAAGAGCGCGGCGCAACGGGCTCGGGAGCTCGCGGAGATTGATGCGGTGTTTTTTGGGGCGCCTGGAAAACCGGCGGAGGAGTTGCGCGCTGGGCGAATTCAGTTGGTGGAGAAGTTGCATGCGCAGGATCCGGCGGCGTTTCGAGAGATGGTGGAGGCGGGGAATAAGATTTTGGGGGGAGTCCCCAGTGGCCAGCGGGCGGTAGCCAGTGAAGTAGGAACCGCACTAGCGAACGACGCGACGAATGTTCGTGGCGTTGGTGGGCGAACTGATCGAGAGGTACAAGTAGGAGTGCCTGTGCCAGAAGAGGTCGCGAGGCGATACCGGGAGTTTGAACGGGCGACGAATGCGGAGTTGGAGAAGAGCGTGGGCGGGACGATTGCCCGGGCGATGGAGGCGGCGTTGCCGAATTTGCGGAACGCCCACGGATCCGGTGGGGAGGGGCAAGCCCCTCCCCTACAAGAGAGGTTGCGCAGGGTAGTAAGAGAAGAGGTGGAGACGGCGTTGCGGAGCGACGCGTCGCTGGGCGAGCAGGTGGCGCGAATTTTGGGTGGGCGGCGATTTGATGAGGCGGCGCGCACGCAGGTGGTGCGGTTGATTGATGCTCGGGCGCAGCAGTTGGTGCCGGGGGCGGTGCGGAGGGTGGTGGGATCGTGGACGCAGGCTACGTTGGGAACGGGCAAGACGGAAGCTGTGGCGGAAAGTGCTGGGCGCGGGGCGGAGGGGCGGAGAGTGGAACGGACATCGAGCTCCTCGCGGACGGCAGGTGCAGAGCAGACGGCGAATCGGAATGAGAATTCTTCGGCCAACGCTGTCGGCCGCAGTGTGTCGCGCGGGCGCGTGGATTACCGGAAGTTGAGTGATGAGCAGATTTTGGGGATGTGAGACGGAAGAGGATAGCTGATAGCAACGATCAGATAACAGGAAACAGGTGAGCGGCACAGTTTAGCTGTGCCGTTCTTGTTTTTGGGTGGAAGAAAGAAGGGACTTAACGCAGAGGACGCTGAGGAAGAGCGCAGAGTTCGCTGAGAAGAGTAGAAGGCTGGGCGACCTGAAGGTCGCGGCTACTGGGATTTCGGATAGTAAAACTTAAGGAGAGATAAAAAATATGCCAGCACAAGCGAACGCGAATGTCATCGCGTTGCAGCTCGAGAAGGTGCGCGACAAAGTGCCCCTGCTCTATGAGCGCGACGACATTCTATTGACGATGATCCAGCAGCGGGGTGACATCGAGAAGGTATCCAGCCGCAACATGCGGCTGCCGCTGCAGGTGAATCCCGGAGGCAAAGCCGGCTCGTACAACGCGGACGGCGGGGACCTGGGGCGCGGTTCGGGAACGGCGTACGACGTGGCGCAGGTTTCGCCGATTTTCTTCCGGTTCGCGATTGAAATCACGAAGCTGGTGGAATATGCGACGACCGGGCGGGAACGGGCTGTTGAAAATGCGGCGAAGAGGGAAGTGGCGAACGGGATGAAGCAGTTCCGGGCGTTCCTGGACAAGCTGATCCAGACGGCAGGGAACGGCGTGCTGGGAACGATCAGTTCGTTTGCGAGCACGACGTGGACGATGGCAACACCTCCCGGTGCGGCGCTGGTGTACGTAGGACAAACGCTGCAGGTGTACGACTCGACGCTGACGACGAACCGCGGCACGTGCAACGTGGTGGCGGCGGATCCGATCAGCCCGACGCAGACGATCACCGTGGACACAAATCCCGGCGGATTGACGAACGGCGACGTGATTGTGCATGACGGATTGAGCGGCGCGCAGCCGACTTCGCTGTTTGGCATCAAGTATCACCAGAACAACGCGACGACGGGAACGTGGCTAAACCTGAACCGCGCGACGTATCCGGTGCAGCTGCAGACGCCTCGCGTGAACGCGGGGAATGCGGCGCTGACGCCGGCGAACGTGCGGCTGGCGATTAACAAGGTGAGGAAGGCGCTGGGTATCAATCACCTGAGCAAACTGATCGCGTACATGGCCGTGGAGCAGGAGCATGCGTGGGAAAACCTGGGCATCACGGTGAGCCAGATCATCAAGGAAGGCGGCAGCGGCGGCGGGAATGATTTGGACCTGCTGTTCACGGGACGGAAAACGATGAGCGGGATTCCGATCAAGTCCAGCGTGAACGCGGATCAGACGCGCGTGGACTTCCTGGATTTGTCGCACTGGGGAAGGGCCGTGTTGAAGGACATTGATTTTTACGAAGTCAATGGGAACACGGTGTTTCCGATTTACGGGGCGAGCGGCGGTTTGGCGGCATCGTACATCTTTTATTTTGATACAGCGTTTCAGGTGTGGAGCGATTCGCCGCGCAGCGGTGCGTACATTGACACCTTGGCAAGGCCGAGCGGGTACTGATCAAGCGACCAGTGAGCAGTGGCCAGTGGCCGGTGAAGAAATACCTCTTCACTGGTCGCTGGCCACCGGTCGCTGGCCGCTCTATTTCCATGATTCAAGTCATTCGGGAGATGCATGAGACGCCGGAGAATGTGGCGCGGCGACTTTGTTTGGCGGGTGGAATGAACCGGTATGGCGAGGCGAATTATCGGGTGGTGTGGGGATGGAACCGGTTGGGATGGATTGGCGGAAAATTTGAAGATCGGAATGAGCGCGGAGATCTGATTCGCGAAGTCGTGGAGCTGCGATGGGAGCCGAAGTATCCGCAGGTGAATCGTTGGCACGTGGAGCGGTGGGTGGCGCCGGAGGCGTATGGGTCGCCGCGGGCGTGGTATGCGCAGACGATGGAACGGACGGATGGGAAGAGTGTGGCGGCGTTGGGGCCTTATCCGGAGCGCGGGGAGTATGAGCACTGTTTTACGTTGCAGGGGCCGCGAGGAGAGTTTGTTCAGTTGACGCCGACGATTGCGGAGCATGTGGCGCGGGCGATTGAGTGGGCGCGCGGACGAGACAACGCAAAACAACGCGCTAAATTGTATGAGAGGGAAGCGCGAGAAGAGCGGGCGTATGAGGAGTGGGCGTTTGAGGTGATGGATGACGGGGCGCCGATGGTAAGCGTGCAGTGAGCGACGAATGAAGGAGAAAATCTAACGCAGAGACGCCGAGGACGCAGAGTTCGGAGGAGAAGACTGGCGGATTAGAGGACCGCGGATCGCTAGCGGTTTGATACGCGTCAATGGAGTGTCGATGAGAGGAAGCCGGGTTGAGGTGTGGTTGAAGGGGATGCTGGCCGCGGGAGTGAGCGGGGCGGCGGGTGGAGTGATGACGGGGTTGGCGGCGGTGGGGATTGATCCGGGGCACTTTAATTTGCAGGCGGGGATTGGCGCAACGATGAGAATTGGGGCGGCGGCGGCGTTGATAAATGCGGTGATTGGGGTGGCGGCGTATTTACAGAAGTCACCATTGCCAGAGGGGTGACGTAAGAAACAAAAAGGGCGACCCGTTTAGGTCGCCCCGAAACTTAGCGTGTACTGGACACGCCTCTCAAGCGAATTCAGCTTGCAACCGTAAGAAATTATTGTCAAGCCCCTTCGAGTGAAGGACAAACCGGCCCGCCTTGGAAGGCAGGCCCTAAAAGAGCTAGGAGTCGGAGAAACAAAACCCAAGAGGCTGGCTTGAAAGCCAGCGCTACATGGCAGATTGCGGAGAGCGAAGAGGCGGGGAATATGCCAGTTGTTGGATCGAGTGCTTATAACACGGCGGGGCAGATTACGTCGCTGGTGAGGTCGCTGCTGAATGATGCGCAGGGGAATCTGTTTACGGATACGGTGCTGCTGCCGTACCTGAATTCGGCGTACCGGAAGGTGCAGCGGGCGATCGGGAATGCCGGCGGCGGAGGATTTATCCAGGACGATGCGCTGCTGGTGGTGACGGCGGTGGAGGGGCAGGATGCATCGCTGCAGGTTTCGATCAGCGATGCAACGGCGCCGCCGAACCAATTGCCTACGGATTTGTTGGTGCCGCTGAAGATCTGGGAGCGGCCGAATCTGTCCACACAGGAATTCGACGAGATGGTGGACCTGACGCAGCACGGCGGCCTGCCTTCGCGTGTGCAGGACGTGGTGCTGAGCGTGTGGGAATGGCGTGCGGATGGATTGTGGTTTTTGGGCGCGACGCAGGATACGCAGATTCGTTTGCGGTATTTGAAGGCGTATCCGGATTTTACGGATGCGACTTCGCCCGTGCTGATCCGGAATGCGCAGGAAGCGCTGGCATACGGGACGGCAGCGGGCGCGGCGTGGGCTCGCGGCAGCCCACTGGCGGAGAAGTGGGACGACGCGGCTTCGGATGCGATCGAGGACCTGGTGGTGGCCGCGGTGCGGAGAGAGCAGCAGAGCGGGCGGCGGAGGCGGCCGTATTCGGCGAGGAGCGGATATACGCCGTTTTGAGGAAGGAAGTAATCAGTTATCAGTAATCGGTAATCAGTAAGAGAGAAGAGAAGAGAAGAGAAGAGAAGAGAAGAGAAGAGAAAAGCTAACGCAGAGGCGCTGAGAGCGCAGAGATTCGCAGAGGAAGAGAGGGATGAAGAATATGTCGATTACGATTTCGCTGCAGCCGACCAATGTGGACAGCAGCGCGAACAATTTTGTTTATGCGGTGGCGACGCTTGCGTTTTCGGGGAACTATGTGACGGGCGGGGACACACTGGACTTTACTCAAATCGCAAACGTGGTGCCCTCGGACACGATCGTGCAGGTGTTCGCGGAGAGCCAGAACGGAAACAGTGGATATTACATTCCAATCCAGGGAGCGGCGCTGAACAACTGGAAGTTAAAGGCGTTCCTTGGCGGCGGGACCGAGGTTACCGCGGGCGCGTATCCGGCGGGAGTGACCGGCGATATTGTGCAGCTTTCGATTACGGCGCGGAAGTTGTTGTGAGGCTCGCACCGCCAGTCACTAGGTATCACTCATCAAGCCGCAACGAAGCCGTTGGAACTTGCCGGCGGATCATTTCTCGGAGATTGCTAATTTCAGTGTGAGTGGCGAAAGATCGCTTGGGGATAACATTGGCGAGATTCTTACTCTGATACAGCAAAAACTGTTCCCGTGTCTCTCGAACTTGCAAAAAGCTATTCCATTGGAGTTCTCCGCGGGCAGTCGGACCAACTACACTTATTCCATTTTCCGCGAAAGCCCAGACTGTGGGTCCTTGCAAGGCGGGCGTATTCCGAAGGATAGAGTGTGCTGAGGAATAGGAACTGGCGTAAACGATCGCATACAGAAAAACTGGGGCAAACATTATTCCGAAAACGCTTCCGAACCAAACCGAGGGCATTCCATTCGTTTGAGAGGAAATCACCGCAAAAAGAAAGCCCCCTATAACCCCTGCACACGCAGCTATCCCCACCCATTCGTGGATTTTGTGGCGCCCCCAAATGATGGCGACGTTAGCTCGATATATATCCTTTTGGTTGAGTTGAACGGCGAGCTCGATGGATTGGGAATCGGTCATTTGTGAAAAGGAAGTTATCACAAGTAGATACATAGTACAAAGTTGAATGGCTCGCGAAATTCGGGAAGAGATGAGAACTGATGATACGATCGAAAATGCGTATGGGGATTTTGTGGGCGATTGTGGCGATGGCGCTGCACTTGTGGCCGGGCGTGGTGAAGCCGGCACATGGGCAGGGATCGCGCAAAGACGACATTGTGTTTAATACGCGCGGGGTGCCGCTGGCCGGGGCGACGGTGCGCGTCTGCGCGATGCCGGCTAGCGGGCAGCCGTGCACGCCGCTGGCGCTGATTTATTCGGATGCGGCACTGACTCAGGCGCTAGCGAATCCGACTGCGACGGACGGGCTGGGGAATTATTCGTTCTATGCGGCACCGGGGAAGTATGAGATCGAGATCAGCGGGCCGGGAATCACGACGAAGCAAGTGCCGAATGTGATTTTGCCGAGCGATCCGGCTTCGCCGACGTTCAGCAGCATCAGCTCGACCGGCGGGATCAATGCGTTTTCGCTGACGTTGACGGGCAACTTGACGGTCAACGGCAGCACGAGCGTGGTGGGAAACCTGGCGAGCGGTACGCTGACGCTCTCGAACCAGGGAACAGCCCCGGGAGCGGCGGGCAGCGGCACGGTGAATTTGTACACGAAGAGCGCGGATAAGAGGCTGTACTACAAGGACGAGACCGGAACAGAGATAGGGCCCATTTCGAGTGCGAGCGGCGCGCAGACCAACCAGTCGAACACCTTTACGGCCCCACAAAATATTGATGCGGATTTTCACACCAAGGGGCCGAATCCGTGGCTGGACGTGACGCGATTCGGGGGATACATCGGACCGAACTTCAGCACGAATGCGACGACGTGCTCGATAAATTTAGGGTCGACGACGGCGAGTTGCGCTGCTGCGTCTGATTTTCAGAATGGGCATGGGATATTGATCCTGGGAGCGGGGCCTGCGCCGGCGATTGCGACGCCACAAGCGCCGACGGCGACGCCGCTCTTTCAGGTGGGCACGACGCAGCGGAACTACTGCGTGGCGGACCGCGATTGGGCGGGGGGAATCACGCCTTGCGGGGCGGTGGGATTTACCACCACCGCGCCGGCTTCGATGGCGCTGCAATCTTACCCGATCAGCGGAACCTGGACGTTCAGCAACGGCGTTTTTACAGTGACGACTTCCGCGGCTCACAACATGCCGACAGCCGCATCCGGGATAGCGAGCGAACCCTTCGCGCAAATTGAAATCCAGTCCAACACTACCAATAGCCGGCAATGCGAAGGGGCATTCTCACTGACGGCGGTTCCCAGTGCAACGACCTTCCAATTTACGCGGAACGAATTGACGGCGGCCGGTGGTCCGAGTCCCGCGTGTATCGGCGGAACGATGCGGATCGCGCCGAAAATTATTTTGAAGTGGGACTCGCACTACACCTACAGCGTGCAGTCCGCAACGTGCTCCGGCGGAAACGCGATAGTCACTGTCTCTCCCGGGGTTTATGGCCCGGCGAATACGGCGGCATCCACATGGGCTGTGCCGTGGTTTGTAATTGCAATCTTCTCCGGCGTGACGGACAGCCACTACAACGGAACTTTTACCATCAGCAATTTCACTCCCTCTGGAACGGCGCCCAATGCTGTGCAATATACGCTTGGAAGCTGCGCGGGGGTGTCGAACGTCGGGGCCGGCGGGACGATGACGATGGTCCCGGGCAAAGCCGTAAAAAATCACCTGATTTATGAATGCACCGGAACGTCCTGCGCCCTTCCCGTAAACGCCGCGAATTACTCGCTGGTGGGCGTGGCGGAGGGGAATGACGGCTACTTTGTGGACCGGGGCTGGAGCGTGACCGCCGCAAACGTGGATACGGGCGACGCGCCGCTTACGGCTCCGACCGCGACAACGAACGAATACCTGGATACAACGATCGCTGCCGGCGGCGGCACGACGTCATTGACGCTTACGGCTGCGGCAAGCAACACGGTTTCCAGCGCGAAGGCATTTCACGACAACACGCCGAACCTTCTCCTCGCGTGCGCGGCGCTTCCTGCAAACACCACCGGATCCAACGGTGGGCGAATCATGGTTCCGGCCGCCAACAGCATCTACCAGTATTTTCCGCTGATCGGCAACTTCGACATGGTTGGCAACTTCTCACAAAACCCTAGAAATTGCCCCGGGAACACCACGATCGAATTCCGTTCGATCGTCTATCAGAGGGGAACAATCCTTCTCGGCGGGGGGAATAACCTTGTGGCTGGCCAGGGCGCGACGAACTGCCAGTCTTCTTTCTATCAGATGAGCTCCTCACTGGCCTGTTTTCAAGGTATGGCCTATCCGATGGTGTACTTTGAACCGGAAACATCGAGCAATAGTTACCTGGAGAACCTTGTATTCCTCCCGTCACAGACTTATCAAAGTGCACTCTATTTCGACGAGCAATTGAACCATGACGGCGTGGTGGCGTTGCGCTTCGAGCATGTGCATGCCGACGGAGGTTTCCACAGCTATCCGGTGGTCAACAAAGCAGGGTTCGGATTCTTTTGGAATTACGGCGGATGGAGTGCTGTGGGCGGAAATTTCTCCGAGAGCCTCGATTACATCATCACGCACAACTGCGGGATGCCGGCATACCAGACGGCACCGGCGCCGATGCCGTACATTTTCACCACAAATCAATCGTACTCCTTCGGAACTTTCGAGGTGGACACCTGCGGGTTCTCGAACGGCACATTTGGAAACAACGTGGTCTTTAACCAGGTGCTGACAGAAAACGCGGCCGGCCCCGCGTTCAAGATCAACATGCTGCCTTACGGGCTTTCAGGCATTTCCTTCAACCAGGGCTCCTATGCCGATTTAACGGGTGGCTCCGCGACTCCGTATTTTGACCTGACCAACTCCTCCACTTCGGGAAGTGAATTTAACTACATGGAATGTGCAACGGGTTATCAGCCGGTGCTGCAGACGGGCACAACTGCAAGCTTTTACACAGGCATTTCCATCCGGGGCAACCTGGGAGGGTGCACGGGCGGGATTGGGGCGGTGAACTATCGCTTCGACAACATGTCCAACAATCTGGGAATTGTCAGCGGATATAACACACAGCTGAATGCGGGTTCGCAGGTGTTTTCGCCGATGCCGAGTCCAGCGAACTTTCAGAGCGCGACGGCGGTGAGCGGGACGGGATTGACCCCGGGGACGTACAGCTATTGCGCGATTGCGATGGATGCTTTCGGCGGAGTGACGGCGACGAACCCTTCAGCGTGCACGACGGTGACAACGACAACGGGGAACCAATCGGTGCAGTTGGTGATGCCCGCAACTTTCCCCAGCGGGGCGGCGGGACTGGTGATTTTCGACCAGACCAGGGGTCAATATGTGAATTTTGCTACCTGCGCATCACCGCAGGTGACGGTGCCGGGTTCGACGGTGACCTTGACGTCGACTTTTGAGGGATGCCCTTACGCAGCCCCAAACCAAACTTCTGCCGTGGCTAATTTTGTGAGCACGGCAAACGGGATCGGCGGAAACAAGCTTCTGCTGAACGGGGAGTTTCTGAATGCAGCGCCGCGGTCGGAACAGAATATATTTTTGCCGGGCGGATTGAGCACGACATGGACGGGCTCGACGTGGACGCTGGACCGCGGCGTTACAGTGACGCGCGTGCAGGTGCAGGCGAAGACCGCGCCTGCGGGGTGCACGACGAATGCGGTGGTGAGGCTGACGGACGGCACGACGCCGGTGAATCTGACGATTGCGGCGGCGGCGAATGATTCGGGAGCGATCGCGCAAAATTATGCGAGCGGGGCGGCACTGACATTGAGCGTACAGACGGCGGCGGCAGGTTGTACGACGACGCCGGCGGACGCGAATGTGACGATACAGTATCGGATGCAGTGAACGAGAAGTTTCCAGGAAGGTCTCCAGCTAACAATTAAGAGGTGAAACATGAATAAGCAGAGCGACGTGGTGTCGTTGGTGAATATCTCTACGCAGAAATGGCCGCCGCGGCACCGGACGTATTTCGGATCGTTGACGATTCAATCGCCGGAGGCTCGCGCGGCGTATGCGGTGACTCCGGTGCGCGCGTGCACCAGCGTGATGGACCTGGGCGACAAGCGGACGATGGAGATTCGCTTGAGCGCGCAGGAAATTGCCGAGGACCTGGTGAGGGAGATCAACGGGGATTCGGGCGAGGGAAGTTACCACGGCGTGTTTGTGGCCGCGGGGCCGGAGCCGACGAAAGAGGAGCTAGTCGACGCGCGGAAGAAGCTGGAGGCGTTTCACCGGCGATTGGTGGAGACGGCGGACCTGGAGTGGGAGAGGTCGCACAACATGATGTTCATCACGGACCTGGAGCGGCGGGCGGCGCGGGAGTTGGGGCTAGAAAAGCCATGGCTGTATGACCCGAAGCCAATGGCGGACTGCCCGGCGTGCGGGGAGAAGATTCGGCCGGGCGTGGCGGTTTGCCGGACGTGCGGGGCGATTCTGGATCGGGAGAAGGCGGCGAAGTTTGGATTGGCGGAAAGGGAAGAGAGGAGTGGAGAAGTGGCGAAGGTGGCGGAGAAGCAGACGACGAGAGAGAAATAGAAAGGGCGGCGAAGATCGCCGCCCCGAGAAATTCAACGTGCACTGGGTACGCCCGAGAAGCAAGTAAAGAATAACAAAAGAATTGGAGCTGCGTCGACGAATTTAACAAGCACAGTCGCGCGAAGGTTGAGATCCTTCGCG